AATAAAGAAAATTCTGTTTACAAATGGCAGCAATAATTACTGACCAACTTCGTATATTGAATGCAAAGAATTTTGTTGCTGGGGTACAATCTAGCTCGAATTCATATTACACATTCATTAGTGTCCCAAATCCCAGTGATTTCCTATCATCTTGGGATACAACACCCCCATCTCCAATTGATAACTTTGATGAGATGGGTAGAATGTATTGGGATGAAATGCTTGCTCTCAAGAAGATTGCATCCAGTGATGTAAGTCAAGTTGTTAGAAAAAACACTTGGACTTCTGGTGTCACATATGATATGTGGAGAGATGATATCAGCAGAAACAATCCATCTCAACCATCAGGTGTTTTTGATGTTTATTCTGCAAATTATTATGTAATGAACTCTGACTATAGAGTTTATATTTGTTTGTACAATAATGCAACTCCAGAGAACAACTTCCAAGGTGGTCCTTCTCTGGATGAACCAACTTTCACAGATTTAGAACCAAGAGCTGCTGGTTCAAGTGGTGATGGATATATCTGGAAATATCTCTATACTATCAGCCCATCTCAGGCAATCAAATTTGACTCAACAAACTATATTCCTGTTCCAAGTGATTGGGAAAGCAGTTCAACTTATGCTGCAGTGAGAAATAATGCAGCAACAAGTGGTCAGTTGAAAACCATCACAATCAGAAATCGTGGTGTTGCTCTTGGAACTGCAAATAGAACTTACACTGGTGTTCCTATTCTTGGTGATGGTGAAGGTGCAAAAGCAACTATTGTTATTGACAATGATTCACAGGTTTCAAGCATCACAGTTTCCAATGGTGGAAGTGGATACTCATTTGGAACTGTAGATTTGGTAGCAGGTGGAGTTCCTACTGGAACTACTGCTCCTGAGTTTGATGTAATTATTCCACCTCCTGGTGGTCATGGTGCTGACATCTACAGAGAGTTGGGTGCATATAATGTCCTGACTTATTCAAGATTTGAAAATGACACTGAAAATCCTGATTTTATTACAGGAAACCAGTTTGCTGCTGTTGGTCTTGTTGAGAATCCAAGAGCAAATGGTTCTACAGCAATCCTCACAGTAGATAAAGCAAGTGCAGTTTATGCACTCAAATTGACTGGAGTTGGATATAGTGAAGCAATCTTCAACCCTGATTCATTCATTACACAAACAGTTGGAGTTGGTTCAACTGCAATTGGAAGAGTTGTTTCTTATGACCAAACAACTGGTGTTCTGAAGTATTGGCAAGATCAATCAACAGCAGGATTCAACTACAACAATACTAAAAACACAAGTCCAGAATATGGATTTAGACAAAATAAATTCAGATCTGATATTGACTATGGTGGAAGTTTTAGCATTGTAGGTGCAGACAATACTTTGGCAATTCAAACAAGTTTCCAAGGTGTGTCGACAGTAATAAATAGTAGGACATACTATCTTGGTCAAACTTTTGTGAATGGTGTTTCTCAACCAGAATCAGAGAAATACTCTGGAAACATGATTTACCTTGATAATAGACCTTCTGTTACAAGGTCTTCCTCACAGAAAGAAGACGTAAAAATTATCTTGCAGTTCTAAAAAATCATGCCACAGGAAACTAATCTCAACGTTGCTCCTTATTTTGATGATTTCGATCCTCAAAGCAACTATTATAAGGTTCTTTTCAAGCCTGGGTATCCTGTTCAAGCTAGAGAACTGACTACCCTCCAATCAATTCTTCAAAATCAGATTGAAGATGTAGGAAATCACCTCTTCAAAGAGGGTGCTCAGGTTATTCCTGGTGGCGTTACATATCTGAATCCCTTCTATGCTATTCAAGTTGAGTCAGAATTCCTTGGAATTCCTATTTCAGTGTACTTGGATCAGTTAGTTGGCAAGACAATTACTGGAGAAACCTCTGGAATCACTGCAAAAGTGGTCACTTATATCACTGATGAGCAATCTGAGAGGGGAAATTACACAATTTATGTTGATTATTTTGATTCCAGCACCACAGATTTAGCAACTGCACAGTTTTTGGACAATGAAGTCCTTCTAACTGATGAAAGCATCACCTTTGCTACCACTTTCATCACTGCTGGTGAAGGATTTGCAAGAACAATCTCTACAAATGCTGCTGCAACTGCTTCTGCTTTTGCAATCAATGATGGCGTTTACTTTTTGAGAGGTTATTTTGTTGATGTTGCCTCAGATTTGGTCATTTTGGACCAATATGGGGACACTCCAAGCTATAGAATTGGTCTGAATGTTGCCGAAAGCATCATAAATTCAGATATTGACCAATCTTTGACTGATAATGCTCAAGGATTCAACAATTATTCTGCTCCTGGTGCAGATAGACTGAAAATTAGTGCTACATTATTCAAAAAATCCACAGATGACCTCAATGATCAGAGTTTTGTCCAACTCGCAGAGGTAAAAAATGGTGTTTTGAGAGATATTGTTGAAAAAACAGACTATAATCTCTTAGGACAAGAACTTGCAAGAAGAACTTTTGATGAATCTGGACATTATTATGTAAAAGAGTTCCTAACCACTGTTAGAGAAAGTTTGAACAATGGTTATGGCAACAGAGGTGTTTATAATTCAAATCAAACCACAGATGCAGGAAATACTCCAAGTGATGATTTAGCAATTTACAAGGTTTCTCCTGGTAGAGCATATGTAAAGGGTTATGAAGTCAAAAAGAGATCTACAACCTTCTTAGATGTTCCAAAACCAAGAACAACCAAACTTGTAGAAGGTCAAGCAGTCAATTTTGGATTCGGTCCAACAGTTACTGTCAACAGAGTTTACGGTTCTGCAACTATTGGGTTCAATACAACTAATACTCTGAGTCTTAGAGATCAAAGAGTAGGTAGTGACCAAGAAGCACAAGCAGGAAATGAAATTGGTCTTGCCAGAATCTATGATTTTGCTCTTGAATCTGGTTCCTACAACACAGTAACTTCAGATCTCAATGAGTGGGATCTTTCACTGTATGATGTACAAACATATACCGATCTTACAGTCAATCAGTCAGTATCACTGACTACACCAGTCTTCATTCAAGGTCAGTCCAGTGGAGCAAGTGCTTTCCTGAGATATGATGTTAGTGCTGGGACTGCTCTGACTGCATATGATGTTCAAGGTAGTTTCTTCATTGGTGAGAGACTGCTTTTCAATGGAACAACTACAGATGCAAGAAGCGTATCTGATATCACTAATCATGAACTGTCAAATGTAAAATCAGTTTATGGGATTGTAGGTTCTGCAACTACATTTACTGCTGATTTGATTCAAGAACCATCAGCAGTTATTGGCATTGCTTCAATCTCTGCAGCATCTGGTGGTGTTTCTACAATCACCACCCCATCCACAGCTTTCCCTGGTATTGTAACAACTGGTGATATTGTTCAGTACTCAGTTCCTACAAATTCTATCCCATCCTTTGCAAGAGTAACTCAGGTCAACACTAATTCCCTCAATATTGCTGCTGTTACCACAGTTTCCAATTACAGAGATGGAGATCTGCCAACAGCAGCAACTAATGTTACTGACCTTGCTGTAGTTGAATCTAAGTATCAGAGCAGCAGAGGAAGTGGCAATAGTGCATCTAACAATACACTCTTCAGCAGATTCCCCAAGAACAACATTGAATCTGTTGATCTCACTGGTGCTAGCTTGGTAATTAGAAAGCAATTTGATACCACCATCACAAGCAACTCAACAGCAACTCTTAGTGCAGGAACTAATGAAGTCTTCCTTCCATTTGATGAAGAAAGATATGTAGTTATTCGTTCTGATGGAACCACAGAAAATCTTTCCTCAGATAAGTTTGAGTTCAATTCTGGATCAACAACTCTTATTATCAATGGTCTGGGAACCAATGACTCTGATACTAAAGTTATTGCAACTCTTAGAAAGAGTAATGTTACTGCTAAGTCCAAGAAGAAGTATGTTGCAAACAGTCTGATTGTCAATAAGTCTTCTGTTTCAGCATCTGGAACTGGATCAACCACTCTCAATGATGGTTTGACTTATGGCACATATGCCTTTGGAACCAGAGTTCAGGATCCAGTCATCTCACTGAATGTTCCTGATGTTATCAAGATTCATGGTATCTTTGAATCTAATGACACCAGCGATCCTGTTGCACCTTCAATGACCACTGGATCACTTGATGGTCCTTCTGCTACAACCAATGATCTTGTTATTGGTGAAGAGATTGTAGGTTCACTCAGTGGTGCAAGAGCAACTTATGTGACCAGAGTAAATGATACCAATATTAGATTTGTTTACAAGAATAATACGGTATTCCAAAATGGTGAAGTTGTAAAATTTGAAACTTCTGGTGTAAGTGCAGTTGCAAACAGCATCAATATTGGAAGCAAGAATATTACTGGAAACTACACTCTGCAGAATGGTCAGAAGAACACAATCTATGATATTTCCAGAATTGTAAGAAAACCAAATGCAGATGCTCCATCAAGAAAGGTAATTGTTTACTTTGATAATGGATATTATGAAACTGCTGATACTGGAGACATTACAATTGTAAACTCCTACACAGACTTTGACTATGGAACTGAAATTGCATCAATCAATGGAGTCAGAAATACTGATATCATTGACGCAAGACCAAGAGTTAGTGAATACACAGTAACTGCTGGTGCAAGATCACCATTTGAATTCTCAGGAAGAGTATTTACAAGTGGACAGCACAGCTCCAAGAACATTCTTGCTTCTGATGAGTCCATTTCTATTGGATACAACTACTATCTCCCAAGAGTTGATAGAATTTACATTGATAAGGACAATAAGTTCACAGTAAAATACGGAACTCCATCAGATACTCCACAACTTCCAGAGGAAGTCAATGGTGCTCTGAACATTGCTAATGTCTATCTGCCTGCATATCTGTACAATGTATCAGATGCAAGAGTTGACTTTGTTGAGCACAAGAGATATCAGATGTCTGATATTGCCAAACTTGAGCAGAGAATCAAGAACCTTGAGTATTATACACAACTGAATCAAATTGAGTCAGATACACTGAATCTCTTTGTTCCTGATGCAAATGGTTTGAATAGATTCAAGTCTGGTGTATTTGTTGATAACTTCTCATCAACAGAACCACAAGATGCTGGTGCTGGTGTAAGAAACTCTGTTGATACTAAGAAGAGAGTTCTGAGACCTGCACACTATACAACTGCAGTCAATCTGGAGATTGGAAACACCACTATTGCTGGTGTTGGAACCACAACTGCAGCAAATCAAGATTCAAGATTTGCAGATGTTCTTGGTACAAACATCAAGAGAACAAATCAAGTTGTTACTCTGGATTATGATGAAGTTGAATGGTTAAATCAACCATTTGCTACAAGATCTGAAAGTGTAACTCCTTTCCTGGTAACTTTCTATCAAGGTTCTATTGCACTTGATCCAACTGTTGATGTTTGGATTGATGTCAACAGAATGGAAGTCAGAGATGTTCTCCAAGAGGGTTCATTCAATGCTGTTGCTGATGCAATGAGAGTTGAGACCATTGATGAAGTTGATGGTCTGAGACAAGGCGTAAGTCCTGTAATCTGGCAATCATGGGAAACAACTGGAGTTGATGTCAGCTTCAGTCTTGGTATGAATGCAAGTGCTAATGGTACTTCAGTCAATGTTGGTGTCAATGGTAATGTTGGTGTAAATCTCAGTCAGCAGAGAAGAGGTGTTCAGAACACAGTAACTGAGGTTATTGATACTGAATCTCTGGGTGACAGAATTGTCAACAGAAATATCATTCACTTCATGAGAACTCGTAACATTGAGTTCACTGCAACCAGAATGAAGCCATATACAAGAGTGTATTCATTCTTTGATAATGTTGATGTCAATAACTTCTGTGTTTCTAAGTTGGTTGAGATTGAAATGGTATCAGGAACCTTTACAGTTGGTGAAACTGTAGAAGGTAGAATGTCTGATACTCAAGATCAGATTGACAGCAGCACAAGACCAGCAATCACATGCAGAGTTGCAACTGCAAACCACAAATATGGTCCTTACAATGCACCAGAAGATGTATTTGATTCTAATCCTTATGATAGAAACAATACTCTTCCTGCAACCTACTCTGAAACTTCAGAAATCCTGAATATTGATACTTTCTCACTTTCACAAGAAGCATTCCCAGAGTTCTCTGGTTATATTGCTGCTGGAATGAAGTTGAGAGGACAAAGCAGTGGTGCAGAAGCAACTGTCACTAATGTAAGACTTGTCACAGATAGAGTTGGTACTTTGATTGGTTCTTATAGAGTTCCTGATCCAACCAATACTGCAAACCCACTCTTTGAAACTGGAAGAAATACATTCAGACTGACCAGTAGCCCAATTGATACTGTAATTCAAGGGGAAGTCACTACTGAAGCAGAAGAAACCTTCTACTCACAAGGTGATATTGATAATACTCAGGAAGTAACACTTTCACTGAGAAATGCAAGAGTTGCAGTTGATGAGTTTGTACAGACCAGAACAATTGGTGACTCTGCAAGTGCAGGCGCAAGTGCTTCTGCAACTATTCAGATTCCTGCACTAAGACCAGCACGAAGAAGAGACCCACTGGCACAAACATTCTTCATTGATGATGACACTGGAATCTATGTAACCAGTGTTGACATTTACTTCTCACAGAAGGATGATGTACTTCCTGTTACTGTTCAACTTCGTGATGTTCAGTTGGGAACTCCAACACTGAATATTCTTCCATACTCTGAAGTTGAAGTTTCTGCAGCAAGCATCACAACATCATCTGATGCTACTGTCCCAACAAGAGTCACATTTGAGTCTCCTGTATATCTTGCAGGTGATAGAGAATATGCTCTGGTTCTTCTCTCAGACTCTACTGAGTATAGAGTTTGGATCTCCAGACTTGGTGAAGCAGATGTAAGAACTATTGCAACAGAAGCAGGACAAGTTCTTGTTTCTTCTCAGAACTTGCTTGGTTCACTCTTCAAGTCACAGAATGCTGCAGTTTGGACACCAAGCCAGTATGAAGATCTCAAGTTTACTCTCTATAGAGCAGACTTTGTTTCACAAGGTTCTGTACAATTCTTCAATCCAAAACTTCCACAAGACCTTGAGAGAATTAGCACTAATGCAATCTCTCTGATCCCAAGAAATATCAAGGTTGGTCTTGGAACAACACTTCAGGATTCTGGATTGGAATTTGGAAATACCATTTCTCAAGAAGGAACTGACGCTACTGGTTCACTGGTTGGTTATGGCGGTTCTGCAACTGGAACACTTTCAGTCACAACAGCAGGTATTGGTTATACTCCATCTGCTGGATACTTTAACTTCACTGGTGTAGCACTTACAAGCATAACTGGTTCTGGATTGAATGCTACAGCAAGCATTTCCATCAGCAATGGCGTTGCACTTGCTGCTACTATCACTGATGGTGGTAAAGGATATGCAGTTGGTGATGTTCTGACTCCAATTCAAGTTGGTGGTCAAACTCTTGGAACTGGAATGAGATTGACTGTTGGTGAAACTTATGGAAACAATGAACTGATCATTGAAGAAGTTCAAGGCAGATTCAGCACAACTGCTGGACAGTATCTGAAGTATACCAATAGCAGTGGAATCACAACAACTCTTAACTTCAGTGTTGGTGGTGATGTAATTCCACAAGATCCAATCAGAGTTACAAGTGATGGTCTGCACCTGAAGGTATTCCAAAGAAACCATGGTATGCACTCCAACACCAATACAGTAACCCTGAGAGGTGTTCAATCTGATGTCACTCCATCTTCATTGAATGCTGCATACAATAATGCTGCTACTGGAAGCGTTTCAATTGCAAGCACAACTAACTTTGGAACATTTGAAAATGTTTCTGTTGCTTCAACAAATCCAGGTTATGCAAAGATTGGTAATGAAATCATTTCTTACACAGGAGTTGGTGCTGGAACACTTACTGGCATCACCAGAGGTGTTGATAATACTCTGACTGAGAATCACTCTTCAAGTGATCTGGTTTATAAGTATGAACTTGATGGTGTTTCACTCAGAAGAATTAATGCAACTCATAATCTCAATGAGGTAACAGTAAGCAATCCAATCACTTTGGATTCTTACCACATCAAGATTGACATGTCTGATACCACACAAGGTATTGACAGATCAGTTGGCAACTCTGGTGGATTCCAGGAACTTCACTTCAATAGTGCTAAGACTGCTGGTGGTCCAAATGCTAAAGCAACTTATAACCTGCCATTTGATCAGATTCTTCCAAATATTAGAGTTACCACACCAACAGGCGTAACTATCAACTCTTCAGTAAGAACAGTTACTGGATCAAGCATCAATGGATCTGAAGGTTCATTTGTTGATAAGGGATTCTCAAATGTTTCTCTCAATCAGGAAAATTATTTTGATGCTCCAAGAATTGTTGCTTCACAGATCAATGAAGATACCTATCTGACCACACTTCCTGCTCATAAGTCATTCACCATGAACTTCAACCTTGGATCTATTGATTCAAGATTGAGTCCTGCTATTGACCTGAATAACTCTGCAGTTATCTTCACATCAAATAGAACAAACAGACCTGTAACTGATTATGCAAATAGTCTTGCAGTCAACACCATCACAGATGATCCAAACAGATTCATCTATGTAACTAAGAAGATTGATCTGGAAAATCCAGCAACTTCACTGCAAGTCATCCTTGATGGTTATGTTTCAACTTACAATGATGTAAGATTGTTCTACTCTCTCAATCAGGATACTGGTGTTGATGAGTCCATCTTTGTTCCATTCCCAGGTTACAGCAACTTGGATTCCAATGGAATTGTGATCAACACAGCAAATAACAATGGAGATTCTGATCTCTTTACTCCTAAGTCAGACAATTATCAAGGAAGTCCATCCTTGAATCTGTTCAGAGAGTATAAGTTTACTGCTGATAAACTTCCACCATTCACAACATTCCGCATTAAGCTCATTGGAACCTCCGTGAATTCTGCAATTGTTCCACAGTTCAGAAACCTTAGAGTATTAGCACTTGCATAATGGCACTTATACCTGTTGAAGGAAAAGATGGTTTTTATAGAGATAGCAAAACAAATGCTATTGTAAATAAGAACCATCTTGAATATCAATCCTATGTTAGTAACAGAGAAAAACTGTTATCTGATAAAGAGAGAATTGTGAATTTAGAAACTGAACTTGGTGATATTAGGAGTGACTTGGATGAGATCAAGTCACTCCTCAAAATGGTTATCCAACGCTAAACATAAATAGAAAAAAATATTGTTATATAAATGGCACAGCCTTCAACCAGACAGGAACTGATTGATTACTGTAAGCGTCAATTAGGTGCTCCTGTTTTAGAAATCAATGTTGCTGATGAACAGATTAGTGATTTGGTTGATGATGCTGTTCAATACTTCCAGCAGAGACACTTTGATGGTGTTTCTCAGGTTTATTTGAAGTATCAAATTACTCAAGACGATATAGATAGAGGAAAAGCACGTCCAAGCGTGGTAAGTGGTGGAACCAATGCTGGAATTGCTTCAACATCTGCAACTTCTTCTATTGGAGGTTCTGATGTAACTTTCACTTATTATGAGAATAGTAACTATTTGCAAGTTCCACCAGATATTATTGGTGTAACAAAGGTTTTCAAGTATGATGACGCACAATCAGTAAGTGTGTCTAATATGTTCAGTTTCAAATATCAACTCTTTTTGAATGATATTTACTACTGGGGACAAACTGATTTGCTCAGTTACTCAATGGCAATGAGCTATCTGGAAACAACAGATTTCCTTTTGAACACTCATAAACAAATCAGATTCAATCAAAGACAAGACAGAATGTATCTTGATGTTGATTGGGCTAACTTGAGAGTAGGTGAATTTATCATCATTGATTGTTTTAGACAGATGGATGGTAATAGTTTCAACAGAGTTTGGAATGATCCATTCCTGAAGAAGTATCTAACTGCATTGATGAAGAAGCAGTGGGGACAAAATCTAATCAAGTTCCAAGGTGTAAAACTTCCTGGTGGCGTAGAACTGAATGGAAGACAGATTTATGATGATGGAGTAAAGGAGTTGGAAGATATCAAATCACAAATGTCCTCAACTTATGAGTTGCCACCTCTTGATCTGATAGGATAAAAATATGCTCAACCCATTTTTTCAACAAGGTTCTCAAACAGAGCAAAGTCTTGTCCAGGACTTAATCAACGAACAGTTGAGGATGTATGGCGTTGAGGTTTATTATCTTCCAAGGATTTTTGCAAACACAAACACTATAATCAGAGAAGTAATTCAGTCAGAATTTACAAGTGCATATCCTTTAGAGGCATATGTAGACAGTTATGAAGGATATGGTGGACAAAGCACAATCTTATCTAAATTTGGAATTCAAGAACTTGATGATCTAACACTCATCATCTCTCAGGAAAGATATAGCAATTACATTACACCACTTCTTGGAAATGTAAGTAATTCAGTACTCTCCACAAGACCAAAAGAAGGAGATCTGATCTATTTCCCATTGGGTGATAGGTTATTTGAGATCAAATATGTTGAACATGAGCAACCATTCTATCAGTTGCAGAAAAATTATGTCTACACACTGAGATGTTCACTCTTCAGATATGAAGATGAAGTTCTTGATACTGGTGTTGATGAGATTGATGATGAAATTGAACAACTTGGATATATTCAGACACTCACTCTGATTGGAACTGGAGTTACAGCAACAGCAGTTGCATCATTCTGTGCAGATGGAGCAGTAACTCAGGTTCATATCACTAATATGGGTAGTGGATATACTGCTCAACCAATCATTGGTTTCTCCTCTGCACCTTCTGGAGGAATTACTGCTGTTGGTATAGCATCAATCACCACAGAGTATATTGGATGTAGTGGAATAACTGGTGGTAAGATTGAAGCAATCAACCTTATTAATCCTGGTTGTGGATATACAGTTCCACCTTGGATCACCATTCAAGGTGGTGGTGGCGTTGGTGCTGCAGCAACTGCAAGTATTGAAACTACTACAGGAAGTGGTTCAATCAGTGGAATCATAACAGTTACAAATGGTGGTGCTGGTTATTCCACAGATCCACAAGTTAGATTTGATGCACCTATTCCTAACTTCCCACAGTTTGATGTCACCTATAATACATTTGATCAAACCAACTACACCTTTGATAACAATGGTGGACCTGTTGGATTTACAAGTGCTTATGGTATTGGTAAGATCAATGCTGCTGGTATTGTAACTGCAGTTTATGTCACATATGCTGGTGTTGGATATGCATTGACTTCAAGACCTGCAGTTATCATTGATCCACCAACTGGAATTGGTTCAACCATTGGAATTGGAACATTTATCTTCAATGAAGTAGTAACTGGACAAACTTCTGGAACAACTGCAAGAGTGAAGAAGTGGACTGCATCTTCAAATGAACTTGAAGTTTCTATTGTTGATGGAACATTTACTCCTGGAGAAATCATTGGAGGAAATGAATCTGGAGCATATTACACTTTAAGAATCCAAAACACAGATGATCTTGTAGATGCATATGCAGACAATGATACCTTTGAAACAGAGGGTGATGCAATACTTGATTTCTCAGAAACCAATCCATTTGGTATGCCCTGAACATTTTTGTTAAATAGTAAGTATAAAGTTGTACTATAAAAATGTTTGAGTATTTTTATAACGAGATCTTCAGATCTGTTATTATTGGGTTTGGAACCTTGTTTAACGGAATTGAGATCCAACATAAGGATTCCAATGATGATACATTTAGTGTCATCAAGGTTCCTCTTGCCTATGGTCCAACTCAAAAGTTTCTTGCAAGAATGCAGCAAGAGGCAGATCTGAACAAACCAATTCAGATGACTCTTCCAAGAATGTCATTTGAAATGGTTGGATTGCAGTATGATCCATCTCGCAAATCTACTCAAACACAAACTATCATCAATCAAACGCCTGATGGTAGTGCATTGAAAAGGAACTACATGCCAGTTCCTTATAACATATCATTCCAACTTTCTATTATGACAAAGTTGAATGATGATATGCTTCAGATTATTGAGCAAATACTTCCATATTTCCAACCTGCTTATAACCTTTCTATAAACTTCCTTGGAAACCTGAAAGAGAAAAGAGATATTCCTATTCAATTAGATTCCATTCAAATGGATGATGATTATGAAGGTAATTTTGATACAAGAAGAGCACTTATCTATACACTAAACTTCACAGCAAAAGTATATCTGTTTGGTCCTATTTCCGATATTACTGGAGATATCATCAAGAAGGTTTCTGTTGGATTTGTTGCTGGAGAAAGAGGTGGCACTGCTGCTACAAGAGATCTCACCTATCAAGTTCTTCCAAGAGCAACAAAAGATTATGATGATAGTGTAGTAACCAACCTTGCAGAAAATGTAGATCTCACAGAAAGTGTTATCACAGTCAATGATGGTACTGCAGTTACTGCACAGACCTACATTTACATTGGTCAAGAAGAAATGTATGTTGAATCCATTTCTGGAAATGATCTCACTGTAAGAAGAGCACAAGATAACACCACTCCACAGAAACATGTATCTGGAGCAGAGGTTAAGAGTATCACTGCTGCAGATAACAATCTCATTGAGTTTGGTGATAACTTTGGATTTGATGGAACTACTTTCTGAGGATTGAATTATGGATAATAAGTATGATAAACTAAATGAAACATTTGACATTCAACCAGCAGAGGTTGAAGTGGAGGTTCAAAAACATGATATCCAGAATAAGATTGAGCAAGTCAGGTCAAGTAGTGAAGACATTCGTAAGGACTACGAATATACAAGGGGTAATTTATATTCGATCATTGAAAAAGGTCAAGAAGCAATTAATGGTATCTTAGAACTTGCACAAGAAAGTGAAATGCCCAGAGCATATGAAGTTGCAGGTCAACTTATCAAAAATGTCTCTGATGCAACTGACAAATTGATGGATCTTCAGAAAAAACTGAAAGATGTCACAGAAGAAAAAGAAGCAAAAGGACCAACAACAGTCAACAATGCACTATTTGTTGGATCAACTGCTGAACTTCAAAAACTTCTCAAAAAATCAGCCACAGACATAAATAGTTAAAAAAGCAAGATGGCGTCAACTCCTGTAGTCAATATTGTAATCCCCCAAGGAACTGATTTTAGTGAATTGTTCACTTCTACAGAAAGTGATGGATCAGCATCTAATCTAACTGGATATACTGGTGCTGCTAAAATCAAAAAACATCCAGGAGCATCAACTTCAACAAGTTTTAGCGTGTCAATCACTGCATTGACTGGTGAAGTTACTATTTCATTGACAGATACTCAAACTACTGACTTGGAACCTGGAAGATATTATTATGATGTTTATCTGACATCCAATCTTGGATTGGTTTCAAGAATGGTAGAAGGAATGGCATTTGTCACGGCAGGCATTACCACGTAAATCCTATGTCTATTATAAGAAAGAAAGCAACTACAACAAGAAAAGTTGCTTCAACAAGACAAGCATCACGTGTAGAGGAGCTCACTGACACAAATTTTGGCACTTTGGATGAAACAAAAGATGGATTGGTGATTGCATATGACAGCACAACTAACAAATTTGTTTTAGTTACTGCAGACAGTATTTTGAACACAACAACTGATGATGGAAGCATCTCAGATACATTTGTTACTCAGTTGGAAAGTCAATTGGATCTTGGTGCAGTGGCACTGACAGATCTTGATGGAGGAACTTTCTGATGCCAGCACAATTTAGAAGTTTTGAAAATGTAAATACTCCAATATTGAATAATACCAGAAATAAATTTCTGATGAGATATAATGCATCCACAAATAATTTTGATTTAGTTTCTGCAGATTCTTTGATAGATACTTCTACAGATGATAGTAATGTCCCAGATACTTTTGTAACTCAACTGGAAACACAAATTGATACAGCTAATGTTGTTAATGTTGGTGATATTGATGGAGGAACCTTTTAATAAATACATTTGATAAATAATTAAAATCAAATAGTATAATAGAGATGGCGAATCCCGTAATTCAGTTTAAGAGGGGTCTTCTCGCGAATCTTCCTGGATTGCAGGCAGGTGAACCCGGATTTACTACAGATAGTTATGATCTGTATGTTGGTCTTACCTCAGAAACAGCAACTAACAAAATTGTAGGTTCAGGAAGATTCTGGACTAATAATACTTCTTCTACTGGTAGTGGTGTTAACCTTGTAGAAGGAACAAGTAATGGAACAGCATTCATTACACTGAAATCTCCTGATAGTCTTTCTGGGATTGTCACCTACACAATGCCTGGAACTGATGGTTCTAATGGGCATGTTCTTATTACTGATGGAAATGGTGGTCTGTCATTCTCTGCTCCTGCAGCATCAGATTTCACAATTGCAGGTGACAGTGGATCTGATACATTCAGCACTGGTGGTACTCTGACCTTCACTGGTGGAGAAGGTATTGATACTGCTATTACTAATGATACAGTAACTATTTCTGCTGAACTTGCTACTTCTACCAATCCTGGTGTTGCAAACTTCCAAGCAGCTGATTTTACAGTTTCTGGTGTTGGAACTGTAACTGTCAATGAAGAAAGAATTCAGGACATTGCTGGTGCAATGTTCTCAAGCAACACTGAAACTCTGATTACTGCAACCTATCAGGATGCTGATGGTACTATTGACCTGGTAGTTGACAATGATCTGTCAAACTATGACAACACAACTTCAGCATTCATCACTGCATCATCTTCTGATACTCTTACCAATAAGACATTTGATGCCAATGGAACTGGCAACTCACTTTCTAATGTAGAGGTTGCTGATTTTGCAGCTTCTGCAATTGTAACTGAAGGTGAGGGAA